TGCCTCTAATATCTCGATAGCGGTTGATAGCATTAGAGAATAACCTTTAGTGTTGCGTAAGAGTTATTTGCGTTTAGTTCATCTAGGGCAGGCTTTAGGGCAGGCGCAAGTAATTCTTTTAGCATACTTTCTAGCATAGCAATTTGGGAATAACTATCTAATTGTAGGAAGCGTTGTGCTACTGGATGAGTTTCGTCAAACTCAGTAACGAAATTGAGAGAGTGTTCTACTTTTATCATTTGTTGCCTTTCGTTGTTGGATAAGAGTATTTTAGCATAGGGCACTGACATTTATGGGATTTGGGCTAGATTTTCAGGGTGATAAATCTCACATTCTTAACGACACGCCCGACCCCGCAGTACTGCGGGCCTTTTACTCCTCCTGGCCCCATATGTCGGGATCTACTTCTGCTAAATATTCTTTAGCAGCTTTTGCTTGATCAGGATTTCCCATTACTGAATTCATTAATGCATTAAAGTACTTTAGGTCCGCCATTTTTATTTCTCCTTATTTTTTAGTTGCGCTAAATCGAATGTCTGCTTTACCGTAAACACATAACCCACAAGATACACAAGCAGAACCAGCATTGCTAATTAGTGGAATTGATTTCATATTCTCAGGACATTTTGCACCAGGCTTGCCCGTCAATTCTTTCATTGTGCTTTCAGTTAAGGCAAATGTCTTCCCTAAGTATGCTAGGCGAATACCTTCATTTACTTTTAGTTCGTGACCGATTTCCTTATTCTCATCGTCGGTGGAATAGTAAAGAGATAGATTAGATACATCCTTAAGAATAAGCGCTGCAGACTTTACACGTGTGTAAACCCAGAATTGAACATCGGGGTGCTCATTGATTACATTCTTCCAGGCATAGGTATAGAAATCATTAAAGAAATCGCCGTCCCAGTGGATACGGAATAACATAGGAGCGTCTTTCTTTACACAATCAGCCTTGAAATCAATAATCATTTCATTTAGCAATTGATACATTGTTTCCATATCGGCATTGCGTAGCAATTCCCAATTGTGTAGCAGATTAGTTTTTACTCCCTTGAATAACTTTTCAAGTTTCCCAGCGTAGCAAACAGTCTCGCAGATAGACGTAGCACCAGGACATGAAAAGTCTTTTCCTGCAGGTAATCCGAACGTGTTAGCAATTGCGGCTTGCTTTCCATTTTTTGTGACAAGGTTAGCCACCTTTCTATCGTTAGAGCGTTTAAGTTTCATAGGGGTAATTATAGCGGTTATATCTGACATATTAGTAATCCTCATCCATACCAAAACCAGCGGAAGCAAGGGCATCGGAATCAGCCCAGCCAGTTAGTTCATAGAATTCCATTTCCTCAGCATCATAGCATTCAGCGCAGGTATAGTCATCACCATAGATTTCATATTCTTCAATTGAATCGAAAGTTTCTTGAGCACCACAAATTTCATAGTTCAAGCAAGCGACAGTAAATAGTTCCATTATGGACCTCTTTCGTTAGTAGATAGTGGAATTATAGCAGACTAGACTGACATTTTTTGCAACTCGCTCAAAATTCTAGGGTGTTTTAGATCACACCCGTAACGACACGCCCGACTCCGCAGCTCTGCGGGCATCCCGCTTGTTTGTCAAGCGGGACACGCCTTGTTTATTTAGAAATTGCTTTTTGTTTGCGAATTTCTTTTTGCAAATTCTTTAATTGCTTTTCTAAAACTAAAGTTCTAGCAGATGAGTATTTATAAATTCCCGCCTTCTTTGCTTCTGCTACATAGTAGCGGTCATACTCTAACTCGTGCTTTGCAATTAGTTTGCGAATTGCATTATTGCGAACAGTGCTCATCACTGTTTGATAGTTTTTAGTTCCTGCTTTAATTGGCTTAGCCATTTCTTATTCCCTTTCGTTTCTGTTTTTGTGTTTTGTTTTGCGTGTGTATTTCTTTTTATTGCGAACAGGTTGCGCCGCATTACTGCGACGCAATTCCTGAATTCGTTTTACCTTATCTTGAAGTGAAGTTAGGAACATTATACCCACTCGCTTCGTGAAATCGTTTTACATCAAATCGCTCATTATCTTTAGCAAACATTTCAGCGAAATCATTTACCATTTTAGAAAATACAGCGGGGTGCGTTTTATTGCTAACATACTTTAGAATTTCTGCCGTTGCGATGTAATCTTTTCTAGTCATCATTTTACTGCCACCATTCCACTACGATAGAAAACTTTTGTATAGCATTTGCCAGTTGGCGTGTATAGATTTACAGTTGAGTATTCGTTAGCCATTCCCCAATCGGTAAATAAGAAAAAGTTTTCCCACGCACCGAATTCGTTTTCGTATTCGGCAGACCAATGCGGGGCGTTGCTATCATAGGCGCAAGTTAGTTTATACATTTAGGTTTTCCCTTTCGTTAGTTATACATTTACATTGTGTTATTACTATTGTATCAGTTGCCACCGACACAATAGCGAGAGTATCGCAATTATCGCAAATCCACATTTCAGCAATTTTCATTTATTTATTCTCCTGAAAAAATCCTAGTGGATTACAATCGCAAGCCTCGACATCATAATCGGTTTCATTTCCGAAAAATTGCCAGCCTTGACCATTACAGGTTTCACACTCTAAAATCTGAGTGTATAATTCTTTCATTCTTCCCATTTTAGTTTTCCTTTCGTTTTGTTGTAATGGAATTATACCAGCACCCACCGACATTTATTCGGCTTCGGGTGTAGTAAAAATCCCCTCATTTAGTAAGCCCACCTCGAGGGTGAATAATTCATCGGGTGTTGCTTCGGATAAATCTACCCAGCCAGCACCCTCGTTATCCATTCGGAAAATTTCGATGTATCCCATTATTATTCACCAACCTTTACTGCGATTGTTGCGAATTTATTTCGCAGACCGCCAGCACGAACCTCGATTAGATAGGCTTCAGTTTTTTCGCCATAGTAAATTTCTGGGCGATGTTCAGCAGAAACAATTTCGCCTGAAAAGTGGCGAGAGTTTGAGCGATAGTTTTTTCCTACAAGTAGGCTTTCGATTGTGTATAGTTTGGTAGCCATTGGCAGACCTTCTTTCGTTTGTTGTTATGTATGGAATTATACACGAACCCACTGACATTTTCACATTACTAGCCAGTAAATCCAAATAGTGAGACGCTCAAGTCGTGTGATAAGCATCACACCAAAATGTCCGATTTGTCTGTCAAATCGACACGCCGCAGAATTCAGGGTTTTTTATAACAATGTCGTAACGACACGCCCGAGTGCGGCAGCTCTGCGGGCTGTCAAGCCGACACGCCGTTGTGTCGGTGTGAATTACCTCACAATTTCAGTAATCTGAAATTCTGACCGCAACCGTTGCCCATTCATCATTGAATGAACCTGTTGGGCGATAGCGAATTGAAAACGCTTCATAACCTTCAGGCGGATAAACATTTTCACGCTTTTCCGCAAAGTTAATTATCCCGCCATTAAATCGGCGGCGCATTGAAGTAGGTGAATAGTATTGATCCACCAATAAATCTACAATAGAATAACCTCTCATTGGTTTTCCCCTTTCTTTTCAGTAATTTTAGCAGATAGCACTGACAAGGCTTCAGCCTTGCTTGCTTCACGTTGCGCTAAAACGTGTTTTTTAAATTCATCTAAATTCATTTTAGTTTTTCTCCTTAGTAGGTAGAGCGAATAAATATTTTAGCAGAGCCTTGCGCTCATAAGTAGTTAATTCTGGGTGATTAGAAATCACGCCACCATTTTGGTATTCCCAAACAATTTTATTAAAAGTTTTTTCGGATAACATTACATCACCCAACTTTCTTGAGTGTATGCTAACCACTCACCAAGGGTCATTAAGCCCTTGTATTCATTACATTTTACGCAATAAAATTCAGATGAATAATCTGAACAAAATACGCAAACAATTAAATTCGCTTCATCAGCGCTTACATTTTCGAGAGTAATCTCTCGGATACTTAGTGTAGTCATTTTAAGACCACCTTTCTTTTAACGATTAAAACCTTATTTAATCTTGATACTAGTATCCTACCACCTACCACTGACATTTTTACCCGTTTTTCGGGCGTGTCGGAAAACTATTTTTGTGATTTAGGTCATGTGGATAACTTACGCTCAGAATTCCAGGGTTTTCCACAGCTGTGCATAAACCTGTGGATAACGCCCCCAAAAGACTGCGGGCCGATCTGACAATTGTCAAATCGACACGCCGATAATTAGCGCAAATCTTTTGTGAGTTCTCTCACATCTTCTTTTAGCATTGGCCACGCCATACGCCATAAGGATACGACGGAAACTAGTAGGGCTAATTGGACGGCGGTAGTTAGTAGGCGATTAGTAGTCATTACTTATTCTTCTTTCTCTTGTAAATCTTATAGGCGATTAGTAGGGCGGTAGTAATAGCGATAGTGTGCCAAGGTAGATAGATAGCCCCTAAGAAACTATCTAACTCAAATCCGTATTCGTTAGAGATAACTAACTCAAATCCGCTAGGTATCATTTATTTAATTCCTAACATAGTAGCGACATTATCTAATTCTTCATCTGTAAGATGGTCTAACTCAATAGCCTTAGAAAATCCAAAGAAATCTTCTTCGGTATCTAGTGCCTCGTTATAGGCTTCTTCTTCATCAAGATAAACATAAGCGTCCGCTACATCTGCCTGAATTGTATCCCATTTAGTCATCATTAGTTTTGTTCTACCTTTCGTAGGTGTGCTACTACATTTTTAGAAATCTTTTGTAGTTCGCTTACTGTTTTATTCATTTCATCTGCGCTAGTAGCGGTGAAGAAACCGAGGAACTGTGCCCCGTCCCATAGTGAGTATGTTATTGTCATTTTATTTTCTATCCTTTTCGTTAGTTGGTTATAATGGAATTGTAGCCTATTGGGCTGACATTACCTAGCATAGGGCTAGGTGTGTCGGTGTGAGTTACCTCACACCCTTATCTTTTGCTAATTGCTCAGCATAGACGGGGTCGGATACGCTATCCGCACCAAACTCTAGATAGATGTCTAGATAGATTTCATCATAGTAATCGTTCATTAGTATTACTCCCAACTTCTAGTAGTAGCGATAACTACACGCTTGCTAGGCTTGTAGTTAGGTAACTCTCTTAGAGAACACTCTAGGATAGTGCCTCTCTCTGAGAGTAGGTCAAGATACTTATTAGCATCTTGTTCGGTATTCATTAGAACACCTAGACAAGTAGAGAACTCGGTGTCCGAGTATTGGACTTTGTAACTTAGTGAAAACATTTTGTTTTCCTTTCTTTGTTAAGAACCTTTCTTAACTTTCTTTATACTTTAAGCATAACAGGGGGGACTGACAAATAGGGGGGTTACTGGCAAGTATTGTTAAACTATTTTTGTGATTAGCATCACATCTACGCTCAGGGTTAATAATCTATGGGCGCACTATTTAGACAAAACGGACATTTTAAAACTCTGGATCATACAAAATAAATCTCTATTAACATTTTCATAAATCCTAATTACTAGTCAACTGGAATTTTTATATCTGGCAGCTCTCCATGCAGCAGTAGAAACAACAGGCGGATAACGGGGAGTTCTAAATTTCCTTATATCAGCACCTTTAGAAATATTACACTTTGCGTGAGAAGGCTTTACATTTTCAATATTATCAGAACCTCCTTTAGATAAAGGGATTACATGATCCAGATGTAGGCCATTTTGCCATCCTTTACTACCAACAGTTCTTGGAGCTGAATAATCTATAGAGCCACTACATATATGACATTTAGTTCCATGAGCCAATAAAATTTCAAACATAGAATACTTGCCTGGGTCTGTCCAGACTTCTATAGAACCTTTGGATGCTACTCTCATATGTAAATATTATCAAAATAAAAAAGTTTCGTCAAGGTATTGACCTAGGAAAATCTGCCATGTTATACTTAGGATCTGGTTTTCGGGGGGTTTACACTAAGACTCAAATGTACCAAGTAACTCTTGGGAGTTTAGTAAAGCTTCTCTCTTATCCAACTATAACATTTTTGTTAAAGGGGGGAAAGGGGGGTTTTGCTAAAATCTAAATCCCCAAGTAATCAAGTAAAGAAAATATAATATATATAAGGGATATATTGTAAGAAAACTGAATAGAATGGAAAAAAATGAATAAAGTAAAAGCCATATTGGCTATAGTAGTACTAATGGGATCACTTGCTGTATTTGAAGCAACATCTAATAAAGACTGTATTAACGTATATGTAGACTATGGAACATTAGAAAAGTCGACATTTAATGAATGTATCAAATCATCAGAAACTAAAGCAATTGATTTATTGGTAAACAATAACTTCACTTTGCAGGGAACTGACAAATACAAGGACGCAGTCCTCTGTCGTTTAAATAATCTGCCTAAAGAGGCGGAATGCAAAGATATGCCACCAGAGAATGCCTATTGGGCTATTCTAGTAAAGGAAGACCAAATACTATTTGAAGACTATGTATGGGCACAGGTTGGTATCGATCAATTGATACTATCTCCTGGAGATTCTCTAGCTTTAGTATTTGCAACTAATGGATCTGTTAACTTCCCAGCATAGAGTATCTACAAGATCAAAGCTTCTTGTATTGGTGCTACATATATCAATGTTAGTTTCAACAAATGAAATTACATCTTACATAATGAGATTCTATAATGGTCATTATGGATTACTAGATAATTTATTCTAGTTGACTAGGATATTATAATATTATATAATACATACAATGGCATCTAATCGAATTGTACTCTGTGACAAATGTGGACGGGAAATCGAAGTAAGATCTGGATTTGCCCATATGACATTAAGTAATCATCAGAAGAACTGTAAATGATATAATTGTGCTATGCACGATCATAATAATATAACTTTAGTCACAGGTTCAGGAATAACTGAAATGCAACTTATGTGGTTCATAATGGGTGTAATGGCAATACATCACACTTGGATGTGGTGGAAAATGCGTTCTAAGAAGTGTACTTGCAAAAAATAATTTTATTAACATTTTGTTAATTCTAAATATTGTAGTTGACTAGGATATATAATGAATAAATGTATAGCATGTGGAATGATAGCAATTGCTAAAGCAAAAGATTCAGAGAACTGGTATTGCATAGCTCACGCTATGGAATATGCAAATATTAAATCTGGTAAATATAAAAATTAAAAAGGCGGGATAGCTAAGAAATTTTCTTTGCTACAATTAAGCTATATGAGACCCTCTTGTAGGTATTACCTAACATGAAGTCTGAAAAGCTCTCTATAGCCAAGCAGAAGGCTTATTTGGCCCAATACCTTAGAGACCTTAAGACAAGTACTCCTTGTGTCGACTGTAGGATAAGTTATCCATACTATGTTATGGACTTTGACCACGTAAGAGGTCAGAAGCAGGCAAATGTTATGGAATTAGTATCCACATTGTCGAAGAAGCGAATTGATCTTGAAATAGCTAAATGTGAGATAGTATGTTCTAATTGTCATCGTATTAGGACTCATATAAGACGTATGGCTAAAAAGGGTAAATAGTATATTGTTTCATGTGAAACATTGTCTTCTCTTCCCGCCGCACTTTTTTCGGGCGCACTTTTAATTTCGCACTATATTTAGTATACTTAACATTTCAGCACCAGTAGCCAAGTTGGTTAAGGCCCCGAACTCATAATTCGGCTATCGTAGGTTCAAGTCCTGCCTGGTGTACTAGGCGAATATTGCATAGTGGTAGTGCGTAACCTTGCCAAGGTTAATGTGTGGGTCCGATTCCCGCTATTCGCTCCAAAAAGAAAAAATCCCAATCAGAGGCGGATCCGATTGGGTTTTCCTAGTGTATTGCTACACATTATACTGGGAGCTTAATCTGTGGGATGCTACAACCAGTACATAATTATTATAAAATAACTATTGTTCTAAGTCAATAGTGTCTTGCACAAAGTTTATGTCGGTATCTGGAGTATCTGGAACAAATGATGGGGTAGGTCCAAGTAGGTATCCTTGATTATGATATTCTACCATTTTAGAAGTATCTTCTGACCCCACCAATTTATTTGATATAAGGGTAAGCAGGTCATATATTCTGTGGAGCATAATGTAATTAACCATTGGTAGGTTATCTTCTAAATTCTGTGGTTGTTCTTTATTTTCCGTCATCTGATGGTCTTCCTAAATCTTCCCAAAACTTTTCCCGCCCCATGGCGTCAGTATCTTTTATAGCTCCGCTTTCATTTTGAAAATCTTTGAACGGATTCTCTAATTGTGTCATAGTACTCACTCCCTACCACCTTCTTGTAATTGCAGGATAGACAATACAAGTATATCTCATCTTCCATGTTTTGATTACAAAAAAGAGGGCCCTGATCCATTGGGCATTCAAGCCGTGGAACAAGACCCTCTTCTGATAGGCGAATGTACTTAGATACGTATTGTATCTTTTTCATTCATCCCCCTTAATGTTTTGGAAACTCAGGTATGAGATCCCTGGCCTTACCTATTGAGTTAGGCCAAGACGACCAATCTTTGCCGCCCTTGGTCATATAGTACGTTATCTCTGCGTTTGTTACTGGATCAAATAATTCCTTATTTGAAACTAATTCGAATTTATCTTTACGATCATCACCAAGTTTCCCTAGCATATTGATCTGAAAAATTCCGTAAGATTTGTCTCCAGTTCGGATATTGTCATTTAAAGCTAACGGTCTCCCGTTTGACTCTACACGAGCAACAGCCCAAGCTGTTTTTAAAGCAGTTCCCTCAAAACCTACAGCCCACAATAAATCTTTTAATTCATCGGCTGGAAGCATTTCTGAGTGCTTATAAGTTTCATTACTGAACTTATCTAGTATTTCTCTTTTTAGTTGTCTTTCAGTTTTTTCAACCTTAACTACTGGCTGAGTTGTTAACGCTTGCGTAACTGTTGGCCCAGGCTGGACAGT